ACGCCACCTCCAACAAAGTAGCCAATGGTGTAGCTGATGATGGCAATTGCTGCCGCTGTGATGATGCTGTCCCAGGTTTCGTGTGTCATTTGATTTTCCTAAATAGTCCGCTTCGGAATGTTGCGGCTGAGGCAAGTATAAGCCAGCTTACACACATTAAGCCAACTTACATTGGGAAATGCACTAGGGCAAACCCTATGTTTGATGCCAGTAAGTTAGCTTACAATCGCAAGATGACCAAACAGGAACTTATTGAGAAAGCAACCTCACGCAAGGCGCTGGCTGAATTGCTGGGCATTAGCTTGTCAGCGATTAGCCAATGGAAAAATGTTCCCCAGGCGCGGCTTTGGCAGCTTAAAAATTTGCGGCCTGAGTGGTTTTGATATAGCATTGGGCACGGCTACCTTTAGCGGGGGAAAAGGCGATTCGTTACCGCCCTGCCGATGTTCTTTTGAGTAACGCAAACCGATGACGTAAGGTTGCAAAATGCACTACTACCAATTCAACATTGGTGACTATCAGAGCCATACGGCTCACCTCACAGACCTAGAAGATTTGGCTTACCGCCGAATGCTTGATTGGTGCTATCTCCACGAAAAGCCGCTGCCTATAGATTCTGAAGAAATTGCCCGATTGGTTAGGATGCGAACGCATAGCGATTGCATTGCGGTTGTATTGCGAGAGTATTTTAAGAAGACCGAAAGCGGGTGGATTTCTAGTCGCGTTTTGTTGGAAATGGACAGGGTTGGCGAGAAAAGCAGCAAGGCCCGTGCTAGTGCAAAGGCAAGATGGGATGCGAACGCAAAGCGAACGCAATCCGATAGCAATGCTACACAAGACACATTACACAAGACACAAGACACATTACCCAAGAAGAATACAGTCGTCCCGCCCGAGGGCGTGACGGTGATGGTTTGGCAGGATTGGTTGAAATTAAGAAAAGCAAAAAAGGCGGCGGTTACCCAAACAGCCCTTGATGGCATACAGCGCGAAGCGGACAAAGCAAGGGTAAGCCTACAGACCGCCTTGGAAACGTGCTGTGAACGGGGCTGGGTGGGTTTTAAGGCCGAATGGATGCAGTCTCAACCTACCCATCATGACAAGAACATGGGCGCAGCCAGGGCTATCTTTGGTGACGAAAGGAACTTCAATGTCCTCAAAATTACCTGACGGCTGGATTCAGCGGCTGTTTGCGGCGCTGCAAGGCCATTACGGGACTCGGTTTATGAATATGTGGAAGACCGGACAGACATTGCCGGACGGGTCAGATGCCGGTGTGATGAACGCCATGAATCATTGGGCTAACAAGATGGCGGGTTTCAGCGCGGCAACAATTAAGCGGGCGCTGGAGAACTTGCCGGAAGACCCACCTACGCTGCCGCAATGGATCAATTTGCTGCGGCGCAGCTATGTTGAGCCGCCGGTGCTGCGGTTGGGCAATGAACTGACCGCCGAACAGCGGGCAAAGAACAAGGCCAGGATTGCCGAACTGATTGCAAAGCTGAAAGAAAAAGCATGAGACACGCCGCAAGGGTTGACGCAAACCAGCAGGCCATTGTTGCTGCGCTGCGGTCGGTGGGCGCTTATGTGTGGATCATTAGCTTGCCGGTTGACCTATTAATTGGATACAAAGGGCACACTTTCTTGATGGAGATTAAGGCCACCTCTAAAAAGCGTTTAACGGGCCTACAAGCCGACTTTTTCCAAAATTGGGCCGGTGGTACGTTATGCAGGGTTGACAGCCCACAGGCGGCTTTAGACATGATTAGGTGCGTAGATGAGAAGCCTTGAACAAAACCGCATGATGTGGGCAAACCTTGAAGACATTGCCCAGCAAGTAACGTGGTACGGTGTCAAACTGACAAAAGACGAATGGAAAGATGTTTTGACCGCCGCGCTGAAAAAACAGAAGGTAGTGCCTGGCATTGAAGGCGGTTTTGTTGTAATTGGTGCGCGTACCAGCAAAATGACCGTGCCCGAAATGACCGAACTGATAGAGTTATCCACAGCCTTTGGCACACAACAAGGCGTGAAATTCCGCGCTTTTGTAGATGATTAAGTGCCCCGTGTGTGGGACATGGACAATTGTGAAAGAGACGCGATTGGAAGCTGGCAACATTCGCCGCCGCCGGATCGAATGCGCCAATATGCACCGATTCACAACCTTGGAGACTATAATTGCTGAAAAAACACGCATACGTCAGAAGCAAAAAGCTGCTGAAATTAGTGGCAAGCCTTGATTGCCAATGCTGCGGATCAGGCGAAATGGTGCAGGCCGCACACACAAACTGGGGCGGCGGCAAGGGTCGAGGCATCAAGGCCGACGATAATTTGGTGGCTGCGCTGTGCCTACATTGCCATTTTGAAATTGACCAAGGCGCAAATTTGGAAAAAAATGAGCGCCAGCAGCTATGGAATCAAGCGCACCAAAAAACGGTGGACGCATTGACCAGCGCGGGACAATGGCCTAAAGACGTTCCATTGCCTTACAATGGGGTTTTAGAGGTGGCGCTATGAAAAAGAATGTCGCGGATTTCATTTCGACCATGCTGCATAGCGGCACGGTCACCCATTTCATGCATTTGGCAACCGACAGCTTCGCGGTACATATGGCATTGGGCGCGTATTACACCGAAATTATTGAACTGACCGACCAGTTTGCCGAGGCGTATAACGGCGGTTACGAAAAGATCAAGGATTACCCCGAGAACTTCCACAACGCCAAAGACCCGCAAAAGTACATGGCAAGCATGAAAGCGTTTATTGAGAAAAATCGCGTGGCCCTGCCGGATGACAGCCAATTGCAAAACATCGTGGACGAAATTGCCGCGCTGGTGGACTCTACGATTTACAAACTAACCCTCAAATGATCCGCATATTTGCAGGATACGACCCGCGGGAAGCCGTGGGCTACCATGTATTTTGCCAATCGGTCATAGAGCGCACTAAGGGGCTGGTCAGCATCACGCCCTTGTCGGGTAAGCAGCGGGACGGCACAAACGCATTTACTTATCAGCGGTTTCTAGTCCCATTTCTGTGCGGTTACCAAGGTAAAGCCATATTTTTGGATGGCAGCGATATGCTCATGCTGGCAGACATTGAAGACCTTGAAAGCCTATTTGACCCGCGCTATGCCGTCCAAGTGGTTAAGCACGACTATCAGACCAAACACCCGAAGAAGTACATTGGCACACCGATGGAAGCCCGAAACGGCGACTACCCGAGAAAAAACTGGTCAAGCGTGGTGCTGTGGAACTGTGAACATAGCCGTAACAGGGTGCTGACACCGGAATTCATTGAGGAAAGCACAGGCGAAGAACTGCACCGATTCCAATGGTTGCCCGACTCATTGATTGGCGAATTGCCAAAGGAATGGAACGTGCTGGTAGGCGAACACGACCATTTGCGAACAAAGATAGCGCACTACACGCTAGGCATCCCCGAATTTGACTATTACGCCGATTGCGACTACAGCAAACCTTGGCTTAATACCAAAAGCCGTCTTTTGAACGGATTGATTAACATGAAAGAAATAAGCAATTGAAAATCACGCAAAAAAAGGTTGACAGCCTTATTCCCTATGTAAAGAACAGCCGCACCCATTCGGACGCACAAGTAGCGCAGATCGCGGCAAGCATTAAGGAATTTGGCTGGACAAACCCCATTTTGGTGGATGGTGACAACGGCATCATTGCGGGCCACGGGCGGCTCATGGCGGCGCGTAAGCTGGGTTACAAGGAAGTGCCAACCATTGAACTGGCAGACCTGACCGAGACGCAAAAACGGGCTTACATCATTGCCGACAACCGCCTGGCGCTAAATGCAGGCTGGGACAATGAGATGCTGACCATTGAGCTTAACGACTTGCTGGCAGACGGCTTTGCGCTAGAACTGCTGGGATTTGACCCAAAAGAACTGAACGCATTGCTTGAACCAGAAATGGTGCAAGGCTTAACCGATGAAGATGCCGTGCCTGATGTGCCGGAAGAGCCAAAGACCAAATTGGGCGACATTTACCAATTGGGCCGCCATAGGGTAATGTGTGGAGACAGCACAAGCCTAAATGACGTGGACAAATTGATGCAGGGAACATACCCCGACCTTATTCACACCGACCCTCCTTACGGAATGAATGCTGTGAGCAAATCGTCAGTTTTAAAGAAAAATTACAAAATTGACATATTGGGCGATGACACTCCTGATGTAGCCAAAGACGCATTTAACTTAATTTTTGGTCTGTACCCGGATGCAAAGCATATTTGGTGGGGTGCAAACTACTATTGTTCCGTATTGCCGGACAGCGAATGTTGGCTTGTTTGGGACAAAAACAATGGTCAATCTGACCAAACTGATTGCGAATTGGCTTGGGCAAACTTCCGAAGTGTTGTCCGTCAATTCACTCAAGCATCGGAAAAAACAAATCGGGTGCATCCAACCCAAAAGCCTGTTTCATTGATGGAATGGATTATCAAACGCTTTAAATTGTCTGCAAAGACCATTGCCGACTTCTTTGGTGGGTCGGGCAGCACATTGATTGCCGCCGAAAAGAATGGAATTCAAGCCTTTATTATGGAGTTTGACCCAAGGTTTTGCGATGTGATCGTAAAGCGCTGGGAGGACTTCACAGGCAAGACGGCTGTGTTATTGTCCGAGAATGTTCAGCCAGCTTAACCGAGTTCCCCTCTAAAAAATGCCAATCATTGCTCAAGAGGCTCACAAGCCAACCGATGAAAGCCGCAGGATGGTTGAAAGCACCAGCGGATTGGGTCTGCCTCACGAACAAATTGCCATTTTGGTGGGCATAGACGATAAGACCTTGCGTAAGTATTACCGCACTGAATTGGATTTGGGTAAGGCTAAAGCTAACGGGCAGATTGCCAAGACGCTGTTTAGCAAGGCCACTAGCGGGGACACCACGGCGCTGATATGGTGGACAAAGACGCAAATGCGCTGGGCTGAAACGGTCAAGCAGGAAATCACCGGCGCTGACGGCAATGACTTGGTGATCAAATGGGCAACAGGGAAATAATCCTGCCGTATAGCCCTCGGGACGCATTCATGCCGTTCCATGAGCGCACAACCCGCTGGTCATGTTTGGTCGCCCACCGAAGGGCCGGTAAGACCGTGGCGGCAATTAACGATGTGATTAAGCGGGCAATCACAGAGGGCAACCGCAGCGCCCAGTATGCTTACATTGCCCCGTTCCGCAGCCAGGCCAAGCGTGTGGCCTGGGATTACCTTAAGCATTACGCTGCCCCAATTACTAAAAACACAAACGAAGCCGACCTGATGGTGGAACTGATTAACGGCGCAAAGATCATGCTGTTTGGCTCAGACAACGCTGACGCTATGCGGGGACTAGGCTTTAACGGCGTATACCTTGACGAATACGGCGACTTCAAGCCTAGCGTGTGGGGCAATGTAATCCGACCTACGCTGTCCGACCGGCTTGGATGGGCGGTGTTTGGCGGCACACCCAAGGGTAAAAACCAGTTCCACGACATCTACAAGGTCAGCCAAAACACGCCGGACTGGTTTTTGTTGCGGCTACCAGCGACTGTAAGCAAAATCCTGCCGGACTCAGAATTGGAGGCGGCGCGGGCGCAATTGAGCCAAGACCAATACGACCAAGAATATGAGTGCAGCTTTGATGCAGCAATTCTTGGCGCGTTCTATGGGCAAGAGATGCGCCAGGCGCAGGATGAAGGCCGCATCCGCGAATTGCCGTTTGACCCTGATGCGCCGGTGTATACCGCATGGGACTTAGGCTATCGGGACGATACCGCCATTTGGTTTTACCAAGTGATCCGAGGCGAGATCAGGGTCATGGACTATTACGCCGTCAGCGGCGCAGGCATTGAGGACATAGCCCAAGTGGTCATCGACAAGGGCTACCGCTACACCAAGCATTACCTACCGCATGACGCACGGGCTAAGACGCTGGCATCAGGCGGCAAATCCATCGTAGAACAGCTTGCGGCTCACCTTGGCGGCATGAGTAAGCTGTCAATCGTGCCTGAGATTGGCATCCAAGACGGCATCCAAGCGGTCAGGATGGTGTTGCCTAAGTGTTATTTTGACCCAAGCTGTGAAGATGGGCTAGAGGCATTGCGCCAATATCAGCGGGAATACGACGAGGACAAGAAGGCATTTCGACAAAATCCCCGCCATGATTGGTGTTCACACCCCGCCGATGCCTTTAGAATGCTTGCAGTCGCCTACCGGCAAGAGGTTAGAGATCAAACGCCGCCCAAGGGTAAGACCCTGCAAACCATCACTTTGGATGAGTTGTGGGAATATGACACTCAACACCATCGTGGAGAACGAATATGAGCCAGCCAGTCGCAGAAGTAGGTGGATACAAGAACATCACAGAAACAGGCGCAGTCACAACAGGCCCATGCCAATTGCTTGGCTTTTACGTCAACAACACCAGTTCCGGCACTTTGGTGCTCCGAGATGGCGGCGCAAGCGGAACGGTCATGTCCGGCACGATTACCCCAGCCATTGGGTTTCACCGATTCCCTGCCAATGTTGGCTCAAGCCTATACGCAACCGAGGGCGGCACGTTAGATGTGACATTCTTCTTTGCATCGGGCGACTAATGGCTTACGAAGAAATGGGTGCATACGAGGGCGATGACCCTGGCCCGTATTGGCACGACCAAATAGAGGCCGCGCAAAAGGTCTTTGACAAATGGGAAAAGCGCGGGCATAAGATCGTAAAACGATATCGGGATGAGCGCGATGCGGTAGAGATGCCCCGTGTGCGCTACAACATCCTGTGGTCAAACATTCAAGTGATGTTTCCCGCGCTGTACGGCAAGCAAGCCAAGCCCGAAGTCTCCCGCCGGTACATGGATCAAGACCCCGTAGGTCGGTTGGCATCCACAATGCTGGAACGGATTATGGAGTACGAAACCATGCAGTTTGGCGACTTTGACCATGCTATGCGTGGCGCGGTTCAAGACCGATTGCTGCCTGGGCGTGGCACGGTTTGGATTCGATATGAGCCGGTGATTGTTAATGAACAGCCCGAAATGGGTGAAGCTGGCATGATGGAAGAGCCAGGCGAAGCACAGGTTTACAACAGCCAAGAAGAGCCTACTGAGCGCATTGATGCGGCGCACAGCCCCATCGATTACGTCTACTGGACAGACTTCTTGCATAGCCCAGCCCGCACATGGGACGAAGTTTGGTGGGTGTCCCGCGCCGTCTATATGACCAAAGACGAAGGCATCGAACGTTTTGGCGATGTGTTTAAGAATGTTGGCCTAGACAGCAGCAACACAGACATGGATGCCAAAAATCCAATGACCGCCCGCAACACCTACGACAAAAAAGCCAAGGTGTTTGAGATTTGGAACAAGCGTACTGGCAAGGTTTGCTGGATTGCCAAAGGTTATCCACAGGCGCTAGATGAGCGCGATGACCCGCTGGAACTGGAAGAATTTTTCCCTTGCCCGCGCCCGCTGATGGCGACCACCACCACAGGGACAATGATCCCCGTGCCGGACTATGCTGAATACGAAGACCAAGCGCAGGAACTGGACAACCTTACCCAGCGCATCTACTTGCTGACCAAAGCCTGCAAAGCGGTTGGCGTATTTAATGCCGAATTTAAGGAATTGGGCCGGTTGTTTACCGAAGGCGTGGACAACAAGCTGTTCCCCGTGACCTCATGGGCGGCAATGAGCGAAAAGGGCGGCTTAAAAGGCGCTATCGACATGATGGACACATCGACCATCATTGTCACCTTGCGGGAACTGTACTCAGCACGGGAGCAAGTCAAGCAGGCCATCTACGAAATCATGGGCATTTCGGACATCCTGCGCGGCGCGTCCAAAGCCCAAGAAACCCTTGGCGCACAGCAGCTAAAGGCGAACTTTGGCAGCTTGCGGATGCGGAGTAGCCAAGGCGATGTGGCGCGGTTTGCGTCCGACATCTTCAAGCTAAAGGCGCAAGTCATTTGCAAGTTTTACCCGCCTGAGTTGATTGTGCAAATGTCCGGCGTGATGGACACACCCGATGGGCAAAACCC